GCCAGGGGATTCTGGAACTCAGGCAGCTGCAGCATGGCGGTGGTGACGGCGGTGGGCAGGATCATGGTGTTCATGGTGTAGGGATCGAACTGGCCCCAGAAGTCCAGCAGGGCGTTGTAGCTCAGGCTGCCGGCGGTGCCGGTGATGGGATTGGTGCCGATGGTATAGACTTCGGCAGCGTTGTCGTTGCCGTCGCCATTTTTCAGAACATCAATGGCGTCGCGCAGCAGGGTCTTCTGGATGGCCGCGCCGATCTGGCGCAGGGTGACGGCAAACAGATCCAGCTTCTGGAAGCGGACGGCCTCGTAGGAGGCAACCAGCATTCTGCCGCGCTTGTGCAGGTTGATCAGGTGATCCTTGGTGCGGATCTCGGTGGTGGGGATCTCCGCGCCCTCGCCCACGTCGGACAGCTCCAGCTCCTGCTCATCGGCCTGGGTGTAGATGCTGCGGTAGTCCATGGCGTCGATGACGCTTCTGGTGGCAACGATCTTGCTCAGCAGGTCCTCGCCCATCATGCCGGCGCGGACGGTGCGGCTGATGTATTCGGGGAACAGAACGGCGGAGTCCATGGTGGAGAAGAACTTCTCCACGGTGTCGGAGTTGGGGCCGGACAGGCGGATGCCGAAGCGCTTGATCTGACGCTGGAAGGCGTCGGAGCCCTCCAGAGCGGTGCCGCGGTAGTTCTCACTGGGGTCCAGAGCCTCCAGAACCTGGCTGAAGGTCTTGCCGGATTCGCGATACATGCCCTTTTCCAGGCGCAGATTATCAAATGCCATAGTGAATTCCTCCTTATATTACAGGAACAGGCCGACGGTACCGGCCTGCTCGTCGATCTCAACGATCAGGTGCTCTCTGCCGCCCAGCTCGGCCAGCTTGACGCCGCCGTTGGCGTCGGCGCAGATGTGCTGGAAACCGGGGGCATACATCTTGCCGGTGTAGGGCAGTTTGACGTAGCCTGCGATCTGGACGGTGGCCAGGTCGCCGTGGATGGCCTTGGTGACGCCCAGGAAGCTCTCGTCCTCGGGGGCGTCGTCGGCGGTGCAGTTGCTCTGGATGAAGCAGACCTTACCCGGGGTCAGGGTTTCGCCCACTTCCATGGTGATGTACTTGGCGTCAATGCCATTGAGAAAAATGCTCATTGTGTTTTCCTCCTCAGATTCGGTATTCCGGTTCAATGCCGCCCTGTTCGTCCCTGCGCGGCGTCAGCTGCAGCTGGGGCGGATAGCGGCGTTCGTGATGCTTGGTGAGGGTGCGCTTGAGGGCCTTGAGCTGGCAGGCCTCCAGATCCCGGGTCATGGCGCACAGCAGCGCTTCGTCCAGACCCGCGTCCAGCTGCAGGGCCAGGGCGGCCACCTCGCTTCTCAGGCCGGCCAGATATTCCCGGCCCAGCGCCGCCTGCTTTTCCAGCAGCTGCAGGTCGTGCTCGTCGGCAAAGCCCTTGCGCACGCCGGCCGCCGGCTGGGCCGGGACCGCCACAAAGGAAAATTCGTAGGCGTCCACGGGGTCTGCCAGAATGGCCAGGCAGATCTCATCGCCATAGCGCTCGCCCTTGCGGTGAGCGCACTGGCCGTAAGGCGTGCCGCAGATGCTGCACAGGCGCGAACCCATGGCGCAGCCCACGGAAACTTCCTTTTTGATGCCGGCCTCGATCTCGGCCACCAGCTGCGCCTCGCTGCGCAGGCTGTAGCACCAGGCGCGGATGGCTGTGGCGCTGCCGTCGGGGACCAGCTCGGTGTCGAAGATGCGGGCGACTTGCTTTTCAGCTGACCAGTCGTGATCCATCACGCCGGTCTTGCCCCGGAACAGCTCCGCCAGAGTCGCCAGGGAGGCGGTGTCGAAGCGTTCGTAATCCCGGTCGGGGCGGTCGTCGCACAGGATCACCGAAAAGACATAAACGTCCTCGGCCTTGAGGGTGCCGCGGGCCAGGGCGTTGATTTTCTCCAGCTGCGCCGCATCGGGCGCGCCGGAGGGTGCGGCGGAAGCCGCTTTTGTGATCTTCATGCCTTACTTCCTTTCACTTGCTTGTTCCAGCTGTCGGGCCTGGGCGCGGTAGAGCGCGGCCCGGGCCTCCTCCACGGTGTCCGTGAGGCTGATCTCGTCCCAGACGATCTTCACCGGGCAGCTCTTGCCCGTTAGCAGCAGGTGCTGGCGGAAGATGCGCTCCAGCACCGGCTCCACGGCCCTGCGCAGGGCCCACAGCTCCGTGGTCAGAAGGTCGGCCTGCTGGGCGCTCATGCGCTCAGTGGTGGACCAGCTCAATCCCAGCAGGAAGGGCGGCAGGCCCGTCTTGGCCACGATCTGCTCCAGAAGCTGCCGCACCGGCACCTGGGAGTCCAAGATCGGCCCGTCCGCGCCGATGACGCGGATGTCCACATCGCCCACGGCCACAAAGTCGCTGACCTGGCCGGAGCTGCCGGACATGGCCTTGGCCCACTCGGCGGCCATGGCCTCGGAGCGTTCCGCGGCCTGCCCATCGGGATCGGAGCGGCAGATGACGCTGTAGCGCACATCGCCCGCGCGCTCAAAGTTGCTGCCGATGGTGCGGTAGATGCGCTCTAATAGGCCCGTAAAGAACGGAAGACCTCGCAGCAGGCTCACACCGTAGGGGTTCTGGGGCTCCGGATGCAGGGTCGTGAACAGCAGAAGATCCTGATACGGCAGCACCTGGGGCTCCGGCCCGTCCAGCAGGGCCAGCTGCACATCCAGGGGATTGCCCTCGTCCAGGACGCAGACCTTCGTCACGTCGCCCCAGACCACCGCCTGCACCCCGTCGGGGCCCGGCACCATCTCGCCGATGGCCCGGCCGTACATCAGAAGCGAGTCCAGATACGCCGTTAAAAAGGCGTCCAGACCCCTCTGGGCCCGGCCGCAGTCCACCGTGCGCTGGAACTGCGCCAGCATGGCGTCCAGGCTGTCTGCGCCCGTCTCGGCATGGAAACCGCCGGACAGGCTCACCAGCTTGGAAATGGCCGCATCCAGAATCGGCAGACTCTGCCGGGCCTGACGGTACAGCTGGGCCTCCGCCGGGGCCGTGACGGCTCGAAGAGAATCCTGCCACCAGGCATTGCGCCGCAGCTGGGCGGTGAATGCCGGCGCGGCCGGGGCCTTGCGCTTTTTGAGAAATGGGTTTTTCATCATGTTTCATCTCTTTTCTTCGGAATTTCAAATAACAACCGGTGGGTTGTGATTTGCGCTAAGAACCGAAAGATTGTCATCCCGAGCGAAGTCGAGGGATCTGTCCGCTCCGATGTTGTAAGTAGTGCGTCCAAATGCAGAAGTTTTGCAAATTTGCGCTACACCAAAGGCCCCCTTTGCACAAGGGGGCTGTCACGAAGTGACTGGGGGATTGTCCAATCCTTACCCCCTCACAACGCTCTTTGCGGCGAAGCCGCCGCGGCTTTGCCCCGAGATGCTCATGCAGAAGTAGCGCACCTCGTCCATGGCGTGGTCGTGCTGCTTCTTCACCCGGTCGCCCGCCGCGCCCTCGTCCCAGCAGTACAGGTCGAATTCCCGCAGGCAGTCGGTGCAGCTTTCGCAGATGACCACCTTGCCGCTTTTGAGCAAATCGCCCGTGCGGCGGATGCCCGTGAGCACGTCGTTGTTGGCCTTCTCCACCCGCCAGCCGTTCTGCTTCAAAAGGGTGATGAAGCTGGCCGCCGAGGGATCGACAATGACCTTCTCGATGGCCCTACCTCCGGCGAGCTTTGTGAGCTCCGCCAGATATTCCGAGTCCGTGCACTGCCTGCCCTCCCGTCGGGAGTCGTAGTAGTACTCTTTGATGCGGTAATAGATCCCGTCCTTTTCTGCCCACAGGCCGAAGGAGGCCGGGTTGGCCGTGCCGTAGTCGCAGCTGATGAAAAATTGGCGGAAGGGCTCATCCGGCACGCGTTTGGCCATTTCCGGAGTAAAAAAGTCGTAAACACGCCCCTGGGCGCCTGCCCAGAGGCCCTTGACGAAGCGTTCATAGAACACGCCGGAGTAAAGCCGCTCGTAGCGCGCGCGGATCTCGGGGGTGAGGGAGGGGTTGTCGTCCATGGTGAAGTGCAGGCGCAGGGCGCCGCGGCTTTCGGCCTTCTCAATCCATTCCCGGTAGAACCAGTGCTGCGGCCCTTCGGGATTGCAGTTGAAGAAGAGGCGGCTGCCCGCCACGGAGCATCGGGCGCATGCCTGCTCCACGAAGGAGCGGGGCATCAGCGCCACCTCGTCCAAGAGCACACCTGCCAGGGTCACGCCCTGGATCAGGCTCGCCGAGGCCTCGTCCCGGCCGCCGAAGAGGTAGAAGTCGTTCTCCCGGCCCATAAAGCGGATATTCAGGCGGTTTTCCGCCCGGATTTCCTTCACCTGCATGCCGAAGCTGACCAGGTGGGCCGTGATCACGCTGACCACGTTGCGCCGTACGGAGGTGATGGTCTTGCCGCAGACGGCAAAGCGCTGGCCGGAAAAACTGGCCATGGCCCAGAGAAAGAAGCTCAGCCCTAAGCACAGGGTCTTGCCGCTGCGCACCGCGCCGTCGCAGATGATGGCGTCAAAGCGGCTGTCGGGACTTTTCGGGTGCCACCAGCGCAGCACCCGGCGCTGACGCGCAGAAAAACCGGATTCAAACAACAGAGCGCCTCCTAGCGTTCACTGGGGCCGGTGGGGTCGGCCATGGCGCGGAAGAACTCGTCAAAGCCGCCGCCGTCGTCCCCGGCGCAGCGGTAAAGAAATTCCAGCAGCGCGGCCCGGTCCATAAGCTTGACCTCCACCGCACCCTTGTCCGATCGTTTCAGCTCGGAAAGCAGGCTCAGATCCAGCTCCTCGATGGCGGCCTCCGGGTCCAGGGCCAGCTTCACGCAGTCGTTGCTGCGGCCGAAGGCCAG